CCAGAGACAGAGCCACGCATATATTTATTATTTATTTCTTCCATATTGTCACCCCCGCAATAGATTTTTTTGATTCTTCTGTTGCTTCGATAACTTCACATACATCATTAATAATAATATTACTTACTTCACATGGGAATTTACAAGAAGATGGAGTTTTTACTCCTTCCATAGCTAATTGAGAAAGGCTTGCTGCACCATCCCAATACCATAATCTACGAGCTTTTATAAGCGTTACTTCTCTATCTTTCTTTTCTTTTAAATATCCAGCAAAACATCCAGCTGCATAAGAACGAACAATAACATATTTCATCCCGTCTAATTTTTCCGCTTTTTGTGCCATATCAGCACGTACATACTTTACTTCATCAATCATCATTGTTTCTGGTTTCATTTTTATTTCCTTTTTAATTAATTATTTTTTTATTCATCCCAAGCGATTTCGTTAGCATCAACTTTTTGTTGATGTTCTACTGGTGTCATTGTTTGTTCTTGTGGTTTATCCTCTTTTTGTGGCAAAATTGGCTGGTCAATTTCTTTATCGAAATTAAACTCATCAATATTCGCATAAGTCTTGCCATTGTTTTCTGACGTATTATGAATAATGGTTGCATAAAAACTCTTACCAATCCACATATCATCATCTACTTCAAATTCTCCTTTATACGGTTCTCCGATTGCCTTTAGAAATAGACGAGTGAGAAAAAATCCTTTCCAATCGCTATCGAGATTAACCCTGTGAAGCGTTGTCCTTCCTTCTTCATCCCCACCTGCAACTTCAATTTTTGTCGTGATAACATTCGGGTCGCTTTCGTCTTCCCATTTATCTACAACTTGAAACTTATGCTCTTTTTCACTTGGCAATTCAAACCTTCTTTGCTCTGGTTCTTCGTTTGGTGCTGATACTGTTCTTTTCATTTTTTCTCCTTATTTAATATGAATTTATGTTTACATTTTGGACATTCGATTGTATTTCTTAATTGTTCTTCGAGGGCTTCTTTTTCATTGCGAGCAATTTCAGCCTTTTCCTCGGCTTCTTTTCTAATCCTATCTTTTTCAGCTTTTGCCTTAACATCTGCATCACGTTGTTTCTGTTCAGCATCTTCACGTTGTTTCTGTGCTTCTGCTTCTATCTTCTTGCGTTCAGCATCAGCTTTGGCTTTCTCCTCAGCAAGTTTCGCATCAGCTTCCTTACGCTTATCCTCTGCTATTTTTTCCATTTCTTCTCGTTCTTTTCTTGATTTTTCTTGTTCTTCTCTTAACTTTCTTTCCTGTTCTTCACGTTCAGCTTTCATTTTAGCTTCACGTTCTTCTGCTTGTTTCTTTAATTCTTCATTTTCCTTTCTAATTCGTTCCTGTTCATCTTTTTCTGCTTTTTCTTTAGCAATACGTTCTTCTTCTATTTCTTTTTCAATTTTTGCTCTTATCTCATCTTCTTTTTTCTTGTTTTGATTTTCAATAAACTTTTCTTGCTCCCCAAGATATTCTTCTATTGGAACAATAAGTGCTTTAAGAACATTGGCAATCCCATCAATCGCTTTACCTTCTCTTAAAGATTGCTGTTTTAAATCAACTCTTGTCTTTTCAATAGATATTCTTTTTTCTCTTAAAAATAACCGACCTGTTCGTGCCATTTCCATTTCGGCTGTTTGGTCTTCATTCGTTACACAAATTGACTTTGCTTTTAATTCCCATTTAGAAGCTAATTCAAAATAATTTTGAAAATTATCAAGAAGCGTCTGTGCTTTTGTTCCTTCAAGACCATTTTGGTCAATCAATGCTTGCAATTCATTTGCCATTGTTAATCCTTTCTATTTGATTTTTTCTATAACTTCTTCTAACTGTTTGCAAAATACCTTTAATTCTACTTCTAGTTTTTTTAAGAATACTTCATCACGTTCTACTCTGATAATAAGTGGTTTAATTGCAGGATAATACGAAATAAAATCGCAATATTTCCTACCTGTAACTAATAATTGTCCTTGCACTTGTTGGATATGATCTATCGGGATTTTGTTATCTAACAGATAGCTTACATGAACCGCTATGCTGTTCGGACATTTTATTTCAATCATGCCATCATCGTATACAAGACCATCAGGACTACAGGCATATCCATCATCCGCAATACAAAACCCAACCTGTTTTACCTCTTTCCCATACGTCATTTCATAGAAGGTTCTGGCTTCATCTTCAAGTTCGCAACCACGAGCCATTGCTGCACTTTGGTATGTTTCTTCTGGCATACCTGCGATTTTCTCCCCAGCCAAACGATACATATATTTTTTTGCTTGAGTTGATTTTTCTCCTTTGCTTGTTACTATTTTATTAAAATTTGAAGCTGATGGCACGCCAGCTTTCGCCTTAAACCATGCTTCTGTCTGTTGTGGCATATCTAGTATTTGCATTATTTCCTCCTTTTAGCTTCCAGAGCCACTTTCGCCTTTGCGAATTTGTCTACTGGAATATCCTCAATTTTCTCAACTGACATGAATTTATAAAACTTAGTCTTATCAACCTTTAAATCTTCAATCAACTTTTTTAAAATTGATACTTTGTTTTCATCAATCTTATCTGATGGCAAGTTTCCATCGTTGTCTTGGTCTTCTGTTGCAAGTCCTGTTATGGCAAGCAGGGAATATCTTTCCAAATAAGTAATTGTACTTCCTACTGCTTGAATAGCATTTTTTGAACCAGATGTATCTGCATCTGCTGATAATGACGTTTCTTCATAGTGTCCCATGCTATGAGAAATTCTGCACGTTACTTTTATCTGCCCGTTCTGCTCTGTCCTCCATGATGCAGATAATCCATGTTTACTCAACTCTGCTGTGATTTTATCAACCACGTTATATAGAGAAGCATGGCTATATCCTACTTTACCTTTTGACGTTGAATATCCGACCTTTTTATCCTTATCAATTTTTGGCGGATTAGACTTAAACTCTGCCATAGCTTTGTTGTACGCTTTTCTGGCTTCGTTGGCTTCCCACTTAAATTGCAATTCTAATAGTTTCTCAATTTGTTCTAAATCCGCACCATTCTGTATCGCTGAATTAATCAAATCCGTTGGTGCTTGTTTTACTATTTCATTTTCCATTTTTGTCCTCCTGTATTAATCTTCTAATTCTACTGTTTTTAATTTTTTTCCATTAAATCCTTTCATTTTATTATACGTTAATGATACTGCAAAAATTTGAATAGCATGTTTACATCCAGCAATCCTTGCTTTAGCTACATCTAAACTATCCTTATCCATTTTTACATCATTTATAGAGCTTTCTAATTCTTTAATAATACCTGTTGATTTTGTAAAATTTACACCCATCTTTTCCTCCTTGTTTTATTCGTTAAATTCTGTATTTAATTCCCGTAAAACTTGAGCATATTTTATTCCTGTCCAAGCTAAACTATCAGGAACATCTTTTGCCTTTAATCCTATTTTTGTAAAAATGTTTCTCATTATAATTACATCAGATGTTGAATATTCTTTTTCTGAAAATCTTTTATTATTAAAACAATCTCTACACCATTTAGTTCCAAGTCTTTCTGAATAACAATTAAGTTCTTTATTGCATTTAATACATCTTCTAATTTTTTTATTTTTTATTATAGTTCTAGAGTGATGATATTGTATAAATTTAGGAATACCTACATATTTATGAAATGGTTTTATAACTATTTTTTCACCACAACCACAAGCACAAAGCATTTGTCCTCCCATTCATATTGATTATCGTAACTTACATAAACTATATCATAATAAGTATTATATTGCAAACATTATTTTATGCTGATATAAAATTTTCTTTTTCTCGTCGAGGATTTGCATTATCGTTCCATTAAAAATTTCTACAAACATTTTTACTTCATCACGTTCACTCTGTTCTTGGAAATAATCAGATGCTTTCATCATCCACCGCCTTTCGTGCTTCATCCAAATTATAAACAACTACATATCTAAGATTACACCTTTTGCATAATTCTCTAAATTTTACTTGACTTGCCCTCAACCCACCATTTCTTTGCGTTCTATATTTTTCTTGTTTTACTTCCATAAATATCACGCCACCGTTAGGAATGAAAACAATTAAATCGCTCATTCCATTAAGAACAAAATGTGAATTGTATGTTGACTGCTCTCCGCTTTTCGCAACCTCACACTTTTTCATTTTAAGTGCTATAATTATTCTTTTCTCCAAAGCTTTCTCACCCATAACATTCTTTGTCGTTCTCGGTTTACGTTCCCTTCTCTTATATTTATTAACTGCCTCGCCTTTCATAATTGATGCCATAGTTGGAAACCCTTTTAGCTCATTACTTAATTTCTTGCGTCTTGGCACGCCTTCGTGTTTCATCTCTCCACCGTCATCATTTTTATATCCAGCTTCTCACTAAAATCTTTCTCATGTTTTTTTACTAATTTTGGAATACGAGCTTTCATTAAATCATATAAATCATCAAATTTAAAACCTATCTCTGAATATCTATATCTTTTTTTCATTATTTTGAAAAATGTTAGGCACCTAAACTCAAACATGATGTCTTGAATTGATTGGTTCTGGTCTGTCATTGCCATGTCTTTCCTTTCTATGTTGATATACTGGGGTGATTAGTTTCATTTAACCCTAATTCCCATGAGTTGGAATAACTTATTTATTCTATCATTGTAATCTTTATCATCTACCTTACCATATTCAATCTGTTCATCAACTCTAGCTTCCAATACTTTCTTCTCATGCCATTCAAAAATATCATCAGATAAGTCTTGTATATTTGAATCAAACCTATGTATTTTTACTATAGCTTCTATTTCTTCTAAATCGTTCATTTCATCCCCTTTCTTATACATTCATCAAATCAATATCACATTCAACTTCGTTACCCCATACGTCCCATCCTTTAGACTTTACCCTTGCAAACATTTCTAGTCTTGTAACATCACCATAATGTTTTTCTATATCTAATCTAAATGCGTTTGGCTTTTCAGAGTGCTTCGTTCTAGGATGGCATTGCGTATTATAAATACTTGCATCTACCCTTTTAACTCCTTTACCTCTTGTACCTACTAAAGCTATTTCTGCATTTCCTCTAGTTCTTCTTCCCATTCCCATATAAATAGATCCATCCTTGTTCAGCTTAACCCAAGTAAAGAAAACTGATTTATATTTAAATCCCCACATTTTCATTAATTTACTACCTTCTTCAAGTTGAGGATAAGTACACCACATGATAAGCTCAGAATTTTCTTCTGCTGGTATTATAATTTTACCCATTTCTTCTGTTGGCGTACATTTATAATGGCTTTCTGCTCCACCACCATGAGATTTAGATTTGTCTTTATAAACCCAAGCTGGATCTGCATATATAATTTGATACTTTTTCATTCCTTCCCTCCAATACATTCATCACTTAATAAATTCAGTTAAAATTCCTGCAAGTCTTGAACAAAAATCTGTATGTTCTTTATGCTGATAAACAAATCTATAATTTGATCTTGCTGTTGGGTCGTCAAGCCTTACGCCCTGTTCAAAATTGATAATTTCTTTAACCTCATGTATAAAAATCTCTAGCTGACGTGATATTCCGCAATCTATTCCTATACGTATAAATGCTGGTTTTCCTTTATAATCATAAGAAAACTCTCCATCAGAACCTTTTTTATCATACTTCATTATAAAATTTGTACTTCCTATTTTAATTTTCTTTGGATATTTTAGTTTCATTTATACCTTTCCACATTTATTACATTTGCTTAGCATTATTTTTCCCCTTGGTTAATCTAATAACATTTGCAAAACATCTGGATTATGTTCTTGTAAATAATTAATCATATCTTGTTCAGCCTTATAGCTGAAATGCTCATTATTATACGATGTATCCCTATTATATTCTGCTTGTGCAAGTTTACTATGTGATTTAATCATACTTATTAGAACCTTTTTAAACTGTTCTCTCATTCCGTTCCTTCCTGTTCTTCTTTTGGTAATTTAAGTAATGGCATCCAGTGGGTTACATCATTATTTTCAAACTCCCCATTATAAAATGCCGATTCTGTCATATACCTTCTTAAAGGAAAATGTTTTGATTTTTT